AAAACCTCTTAAAATAGCTGTGCTTGCCAAAGTACTACTCCGAGTGAAGTCTGCCATAGACAAACCATAAAACTCGTGTGGAATATCAATTGGTACAATAGAGGCAAGCGGAATCATGTCACAATCTTCTTCCCAAAGAATGTTATCTCCTGCTGTTATGATGTGCTTTAATTCAGCAATACCATCTCCGTCTCTATCTACTCTGATCCATGACTCTGTTACAGTTACTTCTGTATTAGCTTCTAAAGGGTATATACCTTCGTTAGCCATTCCTTGCCAGTAAGTTTGACCTACTACTTCTTTTCTAGCTGCAATTTCTTCACTGTAAGGACTATTACCAAGCCAATTACCATCAACTCCTAATTGAGCCCATGTATCACTATCGATATCATCAGCCCATTCAGGGTAATATTTACGCAAGTCAGACTTAGTCATTTCCATTTGGATTCCTACATAAGAGGCATCTTCAATATCTTTGGCATCATTACTGATTCTAAAAGACTCAGGTGGAATACACTCTAGTCTAATTCTACTTTTATCAATCCGTTTACGCAAACGTACATCTACATATTGGATCATTTCACTACTTGTATCGAGCGTTAGCTCGTTGACGATTTCATAATTTTCATCCGCAAGTATCTCGTCAAGTTTTGCTTCATCTATTGTTTCGTATTCTTCAATAGCGTAATCATATTCCTCGACATAGTCCCAGCGAATAATAGCGTTTTTCCACAAAAGAGAAGACTTCATCCAAGTCTGGAGGAGTTCCCATCCTTTGTTCTTTTTAAATATACAATAGTTTACTAGCCTTGAAGCGTCCTTTGCAGCTTTAAAAGCGCCTGGACTGTCATCATAAGGTACAAACCTAGCTAGTTTGTTGTTAGACAAAAATAAGTCTGATAATACAGCGGTGTACGCTTCTACAACTTCAGTAGTACTCGTATCAACAATAGTGCTAACACCTTGAGGCACTAAATGTGCATGCGGTACTCCAGCAAATTCATAGGTTGCCTTCAAGCGTTCATGAGTAAGATCGCTACTGTTAAGCCAATCACCTACACTATTTGAAATACCTGTTTCAATAAGAGCCGCTAATTGTTCATCTGTTACTGCTTCTTTATAACCACTATGTGCCATTACATTTTCCCCTGTCCGTAGATAGGCTTAGCTGACTCCATAGCCTTTTGATTATATTTTCCTGGCTGACTCAAAGGAATCTTTCGTTCCTTCTTTTTAGCCTCTTTGCCTTCTTTAGGCTGTTGTATATAACGTAACATTTACCGCTCCTGGGTTTTTGCTTTCTTTTTAGCTCGTTCACTAAGCTCTTTAAAGTGATAAAGAGGTTTTGATGTTTTAGTATGATTTTTATTACTATGTAATTTACCATTAGGCATTTTATGAGTATTGCCTTTATGTAAAGTACCATCCCTAAAATAATGTGGAACTCCCTTCATCACCATTTCACCTTATTAGCCCAATAAGCTGCACTCATTGGACCTTTATCAATATTAGTCGCATGACGAGCTTTCCAGCCTTGTCTGCGCTTTCTATAACTCTCTGACTCGTTCTTTTTCTTTGGGCTTCCACTTACACCTTGTGATCCGAAGCGAATAAGTTTTTCTTTACCACCACTACGGGCAAGCACTGCATGACTTTTGGTAGGATGGTTTGGAGTGCGTTTAGGCTTATTGTAGCCACTAAACGTTTCATTTCCCTTCTTTATACTCATTACCACTCTCCGTAACAAACTTTGTTATAACATAATCTTTGTTTAATTGTACAGTGCGTTCTTTACAGGCGTATCTATTTGATGCCTGTCGTCCTACATTACGTTCAATTTTTCGTTTTACACTAAGACATTCTGATAGGGTTGCATGTGGAGTCCACTCAATTGGTTCTCTACCAATTATGAGAAATAAAACAAAGAGTGTCTCTACCATTAGTGATCTCCATTACGTAATTTTTCTATATGTGCCTCTAATGTAGAAATTCTTTTTTCATAAAACTCAAGTGTTAGTTTTTGTTGTTGATCGTATGGCGCACGTCCTTCTTCTATTTCAGTAGCTAAGGTTTCTAGCTCACCTGCAATATGCTCTATTAGCATAAACTGTTCACTATCTGCAGGAAGCGAACCCATTTCTCCACGAGGCCATTTAATACGAAATTCAGTGTTTTGATTTAAGTCAGACTTCATCATAGTTATACTTGTTTCTATTTGATTAAGTCTTTCTATAATGCCAAAATAAGCCCAAGTAGCAACACTGGCTGCAGCTATCATACTAATTATATTACGCAAGGGAAGCGCAACTTCTGTATTGTCGTTTAACTTAGGCATATTAATTACCTCAAATCTTTATTTTCATGTCCCATCCATATTCCGAACACACCTGTCATAACACCCATTACTACACTGACAAAAGCTGATTGACTAGCTGTAGGCTCAGCTAAGTCCATAAACCACTCAGCACATCTCCAAGACATCAAAGTGCTTATAAGCATCATAAACCTTGGAAGTATTTTCCATTTAAGAAAAGCTTCTACACTCATGACTGTCTTGCCTTTTTTATTTTCTTTTTAGCACTTTTTGTATTTGCAACAAATTGTTTACCTTTAGCAGTACCTTCTCGCTTTTTCTTTGTAGTTGCAGCGTGTTCGGCTGCAGTAAGCGACTTAACTGCTTTAGCTGGCATATAGCGTTCACCTGTAGCAAGCGGTCCTTGCATAGAAGGTTTACCACTTTTAGTACGCCACTTTTGTTTAGTCCACTTCTTAAGCGATTTTTGTTGTGCTGTGAGACCCATTATTTGTAGCCTCCACCTTTAGCTTTGTATTCTTTAGCAACCATCTGCATTTTTCTAGCACTGATCTGTCCAGGTTTACCGCCTTTAGATCCTGCAAGAATACGCTCATAGATAGATTTTCTAAGTCCTGGCTTAGTGTAGTTACCTGAACTATTTACAGTACTTTTCTTTTTTGCCAATGGTCCTTTTCTCATTTTCCTCTCCTAGAGTAATGGGCTTTCTCTACCCCTAGCAGCCCTGACTAGGCGAGGACAACGGTAGATAAGGTGAGATAGCTTGCTATCGCAAACCTCTCTCATTCTTTGATGGGCGAGGTCTGGAATTACAATAGGCCCAACTTGGGATATTCCTACAAACCTTTAAACCTCGGCCTGACACCTGCCAAATAGCTTTCCTTTGCACGAATGACGCTTTTGGGGTGTTTTACTGAAGAGTGAGCTTTTGTAGCTCTTCCTCTAATTCTTCGTCTGACAAGTCTGCTGCATCAAGGTTTGTTTGTGTAACGTCTTGACGAGAAAGCTTTGGTGCTTGGTATTCAGCTAGTATAGAAGCAACCTTTACAATCTGTTCAGTGTCGTTTTCTTCCATAGCCTGTACTAAGACATAGTTAAGAGCCGCCATAGCATCTGGGGCTTCATCACCAAGCTCTTTCATAGCAACAATAGTTTGCTTAGCAAGCTCACGTTTTTCTTTATTCTTTCTTCTAACCTCAAGACCTCTAAGACGATACTCATTAGCCATTTCGGTAGAAGTAATACTTTTAAGGTTTTCTGACCCTGGATGTTTACTTACAGCCATTGTGTATTATCCTCCATAATCTGACCAACTTTATCTTTCCACGAAACAGTGTCATCTGTTAGTCTATGTTGATGTGTTCTATAAGCTTCTAATGCAATTGCTAGTGCAATAACAGTATCATCGTAGTTTCCTGGAAGGGCGTTAGTCGCTCCGTTCTCATTTGCTACATATGTCTTGAGTTCTGATAGAATAATATCAGACCTAATATCTATATCATAGTCTTCAATGGCTCGTTTTAGGTTGCCAATAATCATAGGTTTAGTAGAAACAGTAGTTCTAAAACCTGGCTTGCTACCTTCTTCGTTTGAAAGGTTTGCCGACTTAGTCTGATAATATAGATTGACATAGTTCATCTGTTTGAGTCTGTTTAGGGTAGCGATACCTAGACTGTTGCTTTCTACTGCTAGTAATGCATTATTATAGTATCTACCTAAGTAGAATAACATATCCCCAAACATACTTGGGTCTACATGATTGTCTCTGAACAAAGCACATACTTCTCTGTTTGTGTTAAACACTACAGCTGCACTGTGGTCTTGACCTACGCCTAGTGCTACATCAGCACCTATTATAAATCTTTCCGAAAAACTAGGAGGTGTCCATATTTCCAGATGCCCCTCTCTATTATCTTCGAAGTACCT